TCTTGGTAGTGGTCATTTTGACTGCTACTACCGCTCTCGGAGACATTATGGAATATATTTCCTTATTCTTCGAGTTCCTGCTCAACTTTTGGTTTGGGGTGTTGTGGTTATTCTTCACCTCTTAGGAGAAGAATATGCCGAGTTTCGACAACCGATCCCCTGTTCACTGCGTCCGTTTCTATGGCGCATCTGGACAGGTTATCGATACCGCTACACGTAACACGGGAGAATACGGGAGCTATGCTCACGTGTCCTCTCGACCTAAACCAAAACGGTTGACCAACACCCCTCTCGAGCTTATCATTAACGATAAGGTCGAGGGGGGAAACAACGCTGAGTACCACGAACCCAATCCTCCAGGTCGGTTTACGATCTGGTACGACGGAACGTTGCACTACTGCGTTGGTAATCGGTCTCTGGTTATCCACACCGAATCCGCGTCAGGGTTAGTAGCCTTGACGAAGGCATATTCTAATATGTCTACGGCTTCGTTCGGAGAATCATTGGCCGAGGTTGGTCAGTCGACGAATATGATTTTGGGAAGGATTGGCCAAATGGCTGCCTTCGCGAATAATGTTCGTCGGGGCCGATGGAATGCCAAAGGTATGAAGCGTCCTTCTAAGAAGGCACGGAATACCCCCGGCGACCGTCGGTTAGCTAACAACTGGCTGGAATTCCAGTACGGTTGGACTCCTTTGATAAGTGACATCTACGACCTCTTAGAGGCCCTAGATGAAGGTTTGACGAGGAGGGGAACTCGGGTAGGCGCAAATTCCTCCGTAAACATCTCTTTAAAAGGTGTTTCGGGGCAAGCTCGAGCTGGCTTAAAAGGCACAGTTCGCAATGAAGGTCTTTACAACCTGAATCGGTACGGGCTTCTAAACCCCGCACAGCTTGCATGGAATTTGCTTCCCCTATCTTTTGTTTTCGACTGGTTCGTTCCAGTCAGTCGGACCCTCGGTGCCTTAACTGGTACCGCGGGCCTGACTGATGTGAGTTCGTGGTTTACGAACTGCTCATTACATGTTGAGACGACTCTTCCTTTAAGGGGGAGTGGTCCCGAATATGTATATAGCTCAAAGAAGACGGTCAACCGATTCGTCGGTTCCTTCTTCTTGCCACAGTTCTGGATCGCATCAGGTGCGGTGAACGCCGGTAGGGTTGCGACTTCCGTAGCCTTACTCCGACAACGAGTCTAACTCATTTCAAAGGTGCTAATATGCCCGCTTTACAACCACTCGTGCTTACTCTCGATCCAGACGGCACACCAAAGACGGAGACTTATTATCCGGCGATGTCCACAGGGACATCTACGGAGTTTGTTGATAACTCTCCGAGTATGGTGTACGACGCACGTCTCGTGCGTACCGTTGTGCGTCCAGCAGCTGCTGGAAACACTGGTCGTCGGACCGAGCACCTTGGCGTTCGGCCAATTCCCCTTTCTTCTGGGGAATGTTGCATTGACGTAACGAAACCGGAGGGTAATACCTTCTCGATTAATACAATGATCCGTAAAACTAGCTCTAAGGCGGAAGCCGAAGAGCTGGTCGACATGATCATTGCATACGTTAGTCACGCGGATTTCCGTGATCTTGTCACTTCAACCGGATGGTACGCTTAAGTACTACACGATTAAGGACTTGATATGCAAAAGCGTCGAACTTATTCCAAGGGAATTAGTGCACTATCCTCAAGGACAGTGCGACGAGTCGTCATGCAAAACCTCCAGGATTGGAACACTCCCCGATCTTTATCCATATTTCTGATTATGAAATATGGGACGGATTCTGACTTTTTGGGTCTGGACCCGGTGGTCGCGGAGGATTTCAATTGCCCGGCAGCTTACGCTGAGTTCAGTCTCCCCATGGATTTGGTGAGAAAGAGCAAAGTATTGCAGTTGGGCGTGGATACACGGGAGGCGGCGCTAGTTCGGTTTCATGATGCCGAACGGTTATGCGCAGCCACTAATCGAAGGCTGATGATCAGTAGAGACCCTAACGGGCGCCTCGGTGAACTAATTCATCGTGTGCGTAAAGATCTTGCTGCAAATCTCCCTGAGGTTACTCCCGATCTCCTCGACAAGTTCGTCGAGGCTGGGGGATGGGGTGGAGGGGTGACGTCATCCGTAAAGGGTGGGGATCGCCGCTTCAGCTCCAAGTTGGTTAGCCACCAACATGCAACTACGGCACTACTACCGGTTGCCCGTGCTCTCATGGCTGAGGTCACAGGCATGGACGGCGAACTTTCCGTCCGTGACTACAACACGGTAGCCTTCGTTCCGAAGGACGCCAAAACCGATCGTGCAATTGCTGTAGAACCGAGCATTAATGCTTATCTACAACGAGGAGCGGGGTTAATTCTCCGCAAATCGCTCCGTCGGATGGGCGTGGACCTAGTCCACGGCCAACTCCGTAATGCCGCCCTCGCGAAAGCGGGGTCGGAGACAGGCGCATTTGCAACGATTGATCTGGAAATGGCAAGTGATACGATGGCTTATAAGCTATTGGATTATTTGTTACCTCCGGATTGGGTTTCTCTATTAAAGTTACTCAGAACTAGCCATTACACGTTAGATGGGAAGTCATTCCATCGATACGAGAAGTGGTCAAGTATGGGTAACGGATATACGTTCGAGTTGGAAAGTTTAATCTTTGCCGCGCTCGTTCGTGCATCTGTTAATAGAGGGGATTCGTGGGCTGTATATGGTGACGATCTAATCGTCCCCACATACGCTGTACCAGACCTCGCCAGTCTGCTCGAATTCCTAGGCTTCGTCCTTAATGCCAAGAAAACCTTCTTTTCAGGCCCCTTTAGGGAATCCTGCGGGAAGGATTATTTTCGAGGTGTTGCGGTACGCGGGTTCTTTCTTAAAGAAATTAACCCTGCGACGAGGTACGTCTGGCACAATTGGTTAGCCTCGGAGAGGCTACTACCTTGCGCGTCCAGTACGATGAGGGAACTCCGACAGGATATCCCAAACGTAGCTCCTTTTCCAGATGATGGTGCCTTTTGGGTACCACCTCTTCCAGACCATAAACTCGGGTTATCCCGAGGCTATAGGTATGGAAGACTGGGTTGGTTCTACTATCGAGTCGCCTTTACACCGGTGTCGATCCCGCTATCACGGCGGGAGGAACTCGGTGCAATTGCAACGTACTGCAGGCTCGCTAAGGCGAGCGAGCCCATCGACCGCTTAGCGATTGTTGAATCGCTAAGCGAGGTTGGTCGATGGGAACGGAGGC